CAATGCACTTCAATAGGAACGTAAGTATTTAATCCATTCTCTGCATCGTTCCATAACTTGTAAAACATATTCATGCCATTTGGCGTACTTACCATCATCACTTTAGATTCTTGACCAGAAGAAATTGTAGGATATACAGAACTTAAAAATTGTGTGGCTATATTATTTGGCACATATGCAAATTCATCCAAGAAAATAATATTGTAAGAACCACCTCGAACGGCAGATGCAGAAGTAGAACTTGCTAACATTTTTGATCCATTTTCTAGTTCTAGACTTCCTTTGTTCCATGTCATTACTCCTTGTTGTAACCATTTAGGAAGATGTTCGTATGCAAGTTGAAATCTACCAAGTAAATCTCTTGCAACAACAGCTTTATTTGCAAGTATTGCAACACTAACTGTAGGATTAAATAAACAGTAATGTAACAAATATGCAATGATTATAGTGGATTTTCCAGATTGTCTTGGAAGTTTGCAAATGGTGAATCTCTCTGTATGGAAAGTCCACATCATTTGTCGTTGAAAATCATAGAGTTTAAAGGGAATCAACCCCTCATCAAGACTTATAATTTTAACATAAGTTTCTGTGAAGTAAACAGGATCATCTAGACATTTAGTATATTCCTGTATTTGCTTTTTGGTAAACTCAATTTGAACATTAGCCCGTTTGAGATTCGGGTTTTCACGATACAACTGTTGCATTATTTTTTATTTTTAATTATCTGTTGAAGTTCTTTAGTGGAACCAACAAATAAAGTGTTATTGTTAGTAACACGTTGTGGTTGTTCTATATCTCTGAGTTTCTTTTTGGTGGTTTGCAGATTGACTAGTTTTTCTGTATTCTCTGCATTGGTCTTTAGAAGTTGTCCTGCAACTTCATAAGCTCGGGGATGGTCTGTTTCTTGTGCTACTTGTAGGATACCACTTAATGCATCCTGACCACGTTCTATTATATGATAAAGATTTTCTCTACTGTATTGGAAATCATCTTCATTTATATCACTTGACTGCGGCCGGGGTATTACAGTAACGGTTTGGTGTTTGGTGGAGGCAACCGCTTTATCTGCAATCCCCAGCATTTCGTTGATTTTTTCCATTACTCATCCTGTCCTGTCTCTACATTATAATTCTTTGCATCCTCAAAGAAAGAATGTGTTTCATTAAATCCAAAGTTATCATCCATATCAGCTCCAGCTGGAGTTGGTGTAGTAACAAGTCTTTGTTCTCGTTTAGGTGCAGCCGTAGCAGAATCAGTATATTGATCCGCTTGTACTCTAGTAACTACCTGACCAGAAATGACAGGCCCATACAAGTAACATTTTGCAGTAAAGGACATTGTATAGATAATTGCTCGTCTTTCTGTCCACTCTCCTGCATAATTATCTTCATAAGAAATTCCTGTTAATACTATAGGAACATCTCTCTTACTACTCATCTGAACAATATCGTTGATAGTGATCGTGTAGTCAGGTTGAAAATATGGTAAAATTTGTTCTACTATCTGCAACGCATCATCACTATTTTTAGACATACAATATAATTCAAAGTCAATATTATAAGGAACTGGCATATACTGAGTATCCACCTTATTTCCAGCAGAACCAGCCTTTTTTACTTTTTGAATCTTATTTAATTTTCGTGTACTGTCGTATGCAATTTGTCCAATCTCAAAACCAATTCTTGGTAGAGTAATTGCAACTGTTTTTGTTAAACTAGGATCTTCTGTCAATCTTGATAGAAACTTCTGTTTAGCTCCGTATGCAAGTGGAACTTTCATAGATTGTATTGTATTACCAGAACTATCTTTTCTAATAATATGAATATCGTTAAAAAGTGTACCAAATCCTACTATACACTTTCTTAATGTTTCGTGATAAAAAGTACTTCCAAGCATTATGTTACCTCACCAAATGGGTTTCTTTCAGAAAAATCAAGTATCGAATCACCTTGAGTTTCAAACCAATCAGAGTCAGAAGAAGTGTCTATAGTATCTACACTATATGCTTCACTTACAATCCAATCTCCATCTTCGGTTATTAAATAATTAGTTCCTGAATCAGTTCCAGCCTCTAATATAATTTGATATTCAAGAGCATCCAAAGATTGTGCTGTTTCAATTGCATCAATCTCTGTAACACCAGTTGTCATATCTTCATGACTGTATTCAAACAAACGACATCGCATTTTGAATACAGGTAAATTAGCAAGTTGATAAAATGGATCATCATGATCAACAAAACCAATTTCAAAAAGTTTCTTTGATTTAGCAAAATAAATCAAATCACCTTCATTTGGGCGACTACTAACAATTAAATTTTGGTCTAAAGATATTAATTGTTCAAACCTTCTCTTAGAAACTACCCATGTAGCTTCAGTTTGCATATCCAGACCAAATCTGGACATCATTTCTTGTTGACCTTCATACCCTTCTATATTATCAAGATACATTTCAATAATATATGCATCATTGAAAGAACTTGAAGCATCCTCACCAAACAAAGTATCCTTATTGACCAACTTTCTAGGAAGATAATATACATCCTGCCCAAATACTGAAAGTTGTTCAATAATTAGGTTCTCATATAATCTCTGTTCGGCTGTTGTACCTGTATCAAAATATACATTTGTTGGCATCTTATCCTATCATCATGTCTGCTGGAAGTCCATAACCATTAAGGAGTTGTTCTTCCAGTAGTTTTATTTCTTCATCAGCTTGAGTGAAAATAGTTTCTCCATTTATTTGTACACCACCCAACATTGACACACCATTAAACTTGATTAAATTAGCACCCCATTGTTTTTTGATAAGTGCTGTTGCATATTTTTTAAGAAATATATCGTTATATACATCTGTGTATACAGTTGGATCTAATGTTCTATAACATTCAATAATAAGAAATTGATCAGCTGGTATTTCGTTTGGCCAATCCATATCCAAATAAAGTCTATTTTGATGCTGATTAAACCTAATAGGTACTTCTCCAACTAATAAATGGTCTATGAAATCTAAATGTTCTTGTAACATTTGATAAGTGACCATAGATGTTGAAGTAAAATCCCATATATCATTTAAGTGCATTTGATATTTCATATCAAACATAGGCACAGTTGAATGATCGGTAACTGGAAAAATTCTCAATACAGAAATTACAGGGGCTGGTAATGGTATCCAAACTTTTTGTTCTAACCAAGAATATGCACCACCTGTATTATCTACTGAATCTGTAACATTAGTAGTAGCATCTGTAGAACCTCTTGTAATTTGTGCAGCAGTCATTTTATACTTGAGATACATTCTCTCAACACCATCCATATGATACTCTGCAAAGTATTGAAGTGCATCATCTATACGGTCATCGCATTGATCTGGATCTACATTGACATCAATAACTGGTTTTCCTAATGCTCTCAAACAATGTTCTTTAAGAGCATCTTTTGTTGCTGGCGTAGCCATGAATTATCCTTTATCCTAAAGCAATTGACATTGCTAAAACTGTTCCTAGAGATTCCCCTTTATTTGCGACTGTAATAATATTGTCACTAGAGTCTCTTACATATATTGCTTGATCTGCTGTATTTATTGCAACTTCTCCAACTACAAGATCTCCTGTATCTGGTACTGAAGAAGCAACTTCAGATTTTTTTAATTTAATTACCGTAGCCATTAGAATGTACCTCCATCAACATGACCAAATGAAGGGTCAGTTCCAGCTCCAGCACTTACTAATACCATTCCAGAAGTTCCAACTGTTATTAAATTAACTGCATTAGCTCCATCCCCTGTCATTAATTGATTTGCACCTATTGTATTTACTCCTGTTCCACCATTTGGAACAGCGGCGATTCCTGTAACTGCTAATGAGTTTGCAAGGTCTAACTGACCATATACTGCAGCTTGACCAGCTGTTCCAGTAGAACGTAATACCTGTCCAGCAGTTCCAGTACTTTTTACACTCAATGCATCTGATAGGGTAAATACTGTAGTATCATCAGTTCCAACATTCATAGTATTTCCAGACTTCGTTAAAGAAGTACCAGCAATGATTTGTCCTGCACCTGAAAATTGTGCAACAGTTAATGTAGTTGAACCAAATGTAGGTGTTCCA